CTGTGTCTAAGCAAAATTCCGCAGCAATGATAGAGCAGCTCACATCAATGAGTCAGCAGCGACAAAAGATTATAGCGAGGCACTTTGCAACGCAATTCATCAAACCAATGTACCAAGAGATATACGCATTGTGTGTCGAAAACGAAGATCAAGAAAAGATTGTTGATATTGGTGGGGACTATGTTGCTATTACACCTGCACAATGGGCTGATAAACGTGACGTTACAATTAGTTTACATCTTGGCTATGGAGATCAAGAAAGAGAATCTCAAAAAATGCTAGGTATGCATCAAACATTTTCTCAAGATCCAAGTTTACAGCGTATGTATACACCTAAGAATCAATATCAGTTAATGAAAAAAGTTTTAGAGTTAAACGGTATAAAAGATGTTACAACATTCTTGACACCGCCTGAACAGTTACCAGAACAACAACCTGATCCAGCAGCAATGCTACAAATGGAATTAGCTAAGAAACAGATGGAAATCCAAGAGAGACAAACTCTTATGGGTGAAGCAAAACTCCAAAGTGAAATTGAGAAAGCTCAACTTAAACATGAATTAGATGTTATGAAAGCTGAAAATCAATTTGCTATTCAGTCAGATCAAGTTGATATCAAAGAAGATACTTTAGATCACAAGAAAGTTATTGCTGCTGCTGAATTAGAATTAGCTAACAAAGCAGATGAAATAACAGCAATCGCAAGTCCAAATGCATAAGAGGAAAATAATATGCCAACAGGAAAAGGTAGTTATGGAAGAACAAGAGGCAGACCGTCTAAAAAGAAAAATAAGTAACAACCCCCACAGCCTCTTAATTGAGGCTTTTTTATGTCTAATCAAAGGAGACAAAAATGAGCAACCAAGAAGAAACCCTAGTGAAATTAGGAGACGATGCAGAAGAACTGATGGGTACTCCTGTATTCACCAGCACCATAAATGCACTTGTTGAAGCAACTTTTCAGGCTTTTATAAATTCCGAACCTGACAAGCCAGAAAAAAGAGAAACAACTTACAATCACTACAGAGCTTTAGTGGATATTGTCAATACTTTAAAGCAAAGGGTTTCTGTAAGAGATGGAATTAATGAAAAACAAAAAAGCGATAACAGCAAAAACGAGGAGTAAAGGATCATGTCAAATGATAACGTCCAGCAAAACCCCCCGTCTCCAGTAGCCTTATCAATAGATGAAGCTGCTGAAGCCATTTTAAATAACTGGAGGGACGCTGAAAAGTCATCCCAAGAAGGTAATTTAGAGGCAACCGAAGATTCAAGTGAGACAAATGATGATTCGGTCAACGAGGATACTAAAAACGATGTAAGCGATGATACGAATGAAGACCCTAAACAAGAATCCCAAGAAAACGAAACTGAGCAAGAAAGCGAAACAGAAGATCAAGATGAAATTTCTGATGAAACGGACGATGAATCTGAAGAAGAAGAAAATGAAATCTTACTTGATGACGCTATTGTCGAAGTTACGGTTGATGGGAATGTAGAACAGGTATCTGTCAAGTCATTGAAACGATTACACGGTCAAGAAAGTAGTCTTACCAAAAAGTCTCAAGAGGTATCCCAATCTCGAAAAGAAGCAGATGAAGCTCTTAAACAAGCTGATTTTGTGATGCAAAGTATGTTAACTAGAGCAGAGGAACGATATAAACCTTATTCCGAAGTAGACATGTTATTAGCCTCCAAAACAATGGAAGCTGATGATTTTGCTCTATTACGCAATGAGGCAAATCAAGCTCAAAGTGATTTGAAATACTTAAAAGAAGAAAGTCAAAAACTTTACACTGAAGCTCAAGATAAGATGGTAGCTCAACAGCAAGAAAACGCTAAGAAAGCTATAGAAGTCTTAAAACAAGATATACCTGAGTGGAGTACACAGCTTTATGACCAGATTCGTGAGTTTTCTATAACATCTGGATTGCCTGAACAAGAAGTTAACCAGTATTCAGACCCGACTGTAATTAAGTTATTACATAAGGCAATGCTGTATGACAAATCTAAAAAGACAGCCAATGTTAAAAAGGTGAAAGCCAAGAAAACTAAAGTATTAAGATCAAAGAAAGCACCTCCGTCACCGACGCAAACTAAAGATGTCCGTAAGCAAGCAGCTTACGACAAACTTAGGACGCAGGGTGGTAATGATTTAGATGACATATCAGCAGCAATCTTAGCGGGATGGGAATCTTAAATAATTATCTTTAACTTAAAAATATAGGAAAAACAATATGGCTACATATACTACCTACACTTCTGTAGGACAAGCCGAAGATGTTTCATCTCTTATAGCAATGATATCCCCAACTGCTACTCCTTTTCAAAGCATGGTCAAGAACGAAAAGACTGCTGCGAGAACGTTTGAGTGGATGGAAGATGCATTAAGAGCTAGTGCTGATAACAAAAAAGTTGAAGGAGCAGACGCTTCTACAATTACTATCGCACCGACAACACTTCGGAGCAACACATGTCAGATTATAGCTGAGGCATTTGCTGTCTCTGGTACTGCTGACGCTGTTAAAACTCATGGTCGCGCCACTGAAACTGCGTTCCAATTAAGTAAAACTCTAAAAGTAATTAAAAACGATTACGAAAGAGCAATGGTTGGAATTTCAAATGCAGTAGCAGCGGGTAACGCTAGTACTGCTAGAGAAATGGCTTCAGTATCAGCAATGATATCTACAACTTTAGATGCAGGTTCAAACTCAACAGATGCTTTAACAGAAGCAAAATTGTTAACTTTGCACCAAACATGTTATACAAATGGTTCTGAACCAACTGTGTTTATGATTAAACCTGCTGATGCTACGATCATTGCTGGTTTTGCGACTGCAACTGGTAGAAATCGTGAGATTGATGCGAAGCAACTTACCAATGTGATTGACGTAATTCTTACACCTTTTGGTGAATTGCGTACTGTAATTAATAGACAGAACCTAACCACACATGGCTTCTTAATTGATCCATCAATGTTCAAGACTGTTTCATTACGTCCATTTACAAGAACTTTACTCGCTAAAAATGGCGATGCTGACACTCATAATGTTGTCGGTGAAGTTTCTGTAAAACACAGTGCTTTCAGCGATAGCGGAATGATTACTGGTCTTTCGTAAGTAACAAATTAGGGGATTGGTTAGATATAGTATTTTGCTCTCCTTAACTATGTCTAATCTTTCCCTTTTTTTTATTACATAAGGAGTATTTACATGTCAACAAAAGACAAAAAAACACCTTTTAATGATGTTGAGCAACGTCTGGCTAAAGATCCAGAATCAATATTAACTCTACAAAATCAACAGCATATACCACAAAGTTACATTGATGGTTTAAAAAGTGATAAGTGGGATTCAAGGAGCACTAGAGCAGGCGACTACATGCGTGTAGCAAGTATACCTGCTGTAGTTTATGACCAATGGAAAAGAGAAGGTTTTGATGCATTAAAAGAACCTCCCAAAGAAATACTAAAGCGATTAAGACAGCAAAATCTTGATTCCTTCATAACTACTAAAAAACAGGTTTATTAATAATGAATTACGGTAATCTTAGAACACATTTTAAAGCACTACTAAATCGTAGTGATATAACGGATGCACTGGCAAATACTTTTATAGATCAGGGTATTGCTAGAATCCAAAGAGCACTAAGAATACCTAGTATGGAAAAAGCTCATACATACACGATATCTGCTCAGACCTCAAAAGTAACAATACCAAATGATTTCTTAGAAGCCATAGATTTAATTTACGATAACCACACATTAAGTAGATTACCTATGAAAGAAATGCAGGATTATAAGAAAGCAGGTCAAACTGGTTCTCCTCATTTCTTTACTAGAGAAGGTGGGTCTTTCTTACTATATCCAGAGCCTACAAGTGGAAGTCTACAGTTAAATTATTATGCTCAATATACAGCTTTATCTTCTGATTCTGATACAAATGTACTAACAAATATTGCATCAGATTTAGTCTGCTATGCAGCATTAATATATGCAAGTGATTACTACCTTGATGAACGTAGAGCTACATTTGAAAACGCATATTTTATTTATTTAACCGAAATACAAGAACAAGCTAACGATGCTGAAATGTCAGGCAGTCTTCAGTCTATAAGACCTGCTTATCAATTAGATATATAGTCCGTGGAGTAATAATGGCAACAACAAGTTTTTATTCAAGTTCAGGAGCAACAAGCACTGAAACTGATGCTATTGAAGGTAGTGTCAATGCAGCCGAAGCCAGTAAAAATGCAGCATCAACATCTGCAACAGCAGCAGCAAGTAGTGCCACCGCAGCAGCTTCTAGTGCAACTGCTGCAAATTCATCTAGCTCATCAAGCACTACAGCTAAAACGGCTTCAGTGGCAGCACAGTCAGCCTCAGAAACAGCCAAGACTGCTAGTGAAGCAGCGAGAGATTTAGCCAACACATATAAAAATGCAGCAGCCGCAAGTAGCTCAACTTCAACTACTAAAGCCAATGAAGCCAGCACCAGTGCCACAAATAGTGCCAATTCAGCTACAGCTAGTGCCAATTCAGCTACAGCTAGTGCAAGCTCAGCCTCGGCAGCAAGTTCATCTCAGTCAGCAGCAGCCTCAAGTGCGACTGCGGCAGCTTCTAGTGCAAATACATTAACCGATGAAAGAATTCAGGATATAACTGGAGCTATGTTCAGTGGTAATTCAGAGGATGGTGCTTCACTGGTATATCAAGACAGTGATGGAACAATTGATTTTACTATCGGCACTTTAAATCAAAGTACAAGCGGAAATTCCTCAACAGCTTCAGCACTACAAACTGCGAGAACGATACATGGTGTATCTTTCAATGGTACAGCTAACATAGATTTATCTGAAGTTGTCCAAGATACTGTCGGTGCTATGTTTACATCAACTAATACTGAGACAGGTATTACGGCAACGTATCAAGACTCAACAGGTGATATTGACCTAGTTATTGGGACTTTAAATCAAGATACTACAGGTCTTGCAGGGACAGCTACAGCACTAGCTACAGCAAGAACGATAGGAGGGACTTCATTTAACGGTACTGCAAATATAGATGTAGCTTTAGCTACTCTTGCTACCAATGTTGTCGTAAGTGACAATGAAAGCTCCAATCAAGATTGTGCAATAACATTTGTTAATGACCTTGATGGTGCTACAAGTATTGGTCTTCAAAGTGATGGTAATTTATTTTATAACCCATCTACAGGGACATTAACTGTAGAAAACATATCGGTATCGGGTAGTCAAACGATTGTCGATAGTGTCACCATGAACGCATCAAACCAAGTGGTCTTCGAGGGTAGCTCGGCTGATGCTCATGAAACTTTCCTTACAACAATTAATGCAACAGCAGATAGAACCATATCTTTACCTAACGTATCAGGAACTTTACCAGTATTAGCAGCAGTATCAGCTACACAAATTACGTCTACTCCAGAAGAACTGAATATCTTAGATGGAGTAACTTCAACAGCAGCAGAAATAAATTTATTAGATGGATCAGCAGCTAACACTGTAGTCAACTCAAAAGCTGTGATCTATGGATCTAGTGGTGAACTAGCAGGTGCTTTAAGTACAGCAGCCCAACCAAACATTACCAGTATTGGAACGCTAACAGCATTGGCTGGTGGTACTGGTGACTTTAATTGGGACTCAAATACATTAGTAGTAGATTCTTCGACAAATCGTGTTGGGATTGGAAACGCTGCACCAGATGTATCTCTTGATTTAGGATCAAACACTGATGCTGTCCACATGCCTAGTGGTACAACAGCACAAAGACCAGCTTCACCAGCAGCAGGTTACTTTCGATACAATTCGGAAACTGCAAAAATGGAGTTGTATACGGATGAATGGGGAGCTGTGGCTGGAGGAGGCGGTGGAGCAGCAGTAGAGACTCAAATATTTACTGGTGATGGTAGTGATACTACGTTTACTTTGTCTACAGCACCGTCCAACGAAAACGATTTGATAGTAATGATAGATGGTGTCTTTCAAGATCACTCAACGTATTCATTGTCTGGAAACGTATTAACCTTTAGTACAGCGCCATCAAGCAGCAGGAAGATTACTGTGTATCATTTTACTGGTGCTGTAGGTGGATCTAATCATTCTATAGCGACCATGACAGGAAATAACAGTACAGCTACATTGAACTTACCGACTGCTCCAGTACACGAAAACAATGTTCAAGTTTACTTTGATGGTGTCTATCAATCTAAGTCTAACTTTAGTGTCTCAGGTACAACTATTACATTTTCTACTGCACCTCCAACTGGTGTTTTAGTAGAAGCTATATTAGCCAAAGCAACCAACATCAATACAGCGACCCAACTAATTGATGCGGATGAGGACACAGGTGTCCTTGTAGAACAATCAAGTGATGAAGACTTAATCAGAATGAAAATAGCTGGTACAGAGCAAATTCTACTAGCCGATGGAGTTTTGAAACCCACCACAGATAATGACATTGATTTAGGTACATCTTCATTAGAGTTTAAAGATCTATTCTTAGATGGTACCGCACACATTGATACGTTAGACGTAGATGTAAACGCAACTATTGCAGGAACTTTAGGTGTTACAGGAAAAATAACTGCTGACGCTGGTATAGATATAGACAACTTCAATATTGATGGTACAACGATAGCTTTATCTTCAGGTGATATGACATTAGACGTTGCAGGAGACATCATTCTTGATGCTGATGGTGGAGATATACAACTAGTAGATGGTGGCGTTTCCACAGGTAGATTAGGTCTTGAAAATGGCGATTTAAATATTGCCAGTATGAGACAAGACTATGATATTAGATTTAAAGGAATGGATGGAAACACAACTCCTTTCACAGCCCTCATGCTTGATATGTCAGCGGCGGGGGCGGCTACGTTAAACAATGGGCTTACGCTCACAGATGGAGATTTAACAGTAGCATCAGGGCATGGCATCAATTTTGCCGCTACAGGCGATGGTTCTGGATCATATGCAAGTGAATTACTT